CCTCCGATAAGGCCAGCCGTGCCACCTACGATGAGGCCCATCTGCGAGATATTGTTGCCCATCGCCCTGATCTTGGCATCCAGGCCGCCGGTGGCCGAGTTGAAGTCGTCGAACGCGAACGTTAACTGCTGGATTGCCATGCCGCTCCGGGTCCCCCAATCGGAGGTCATAAACCCAGTCGACTGTCGGTCTACCTGGTTGCGGATGCCTTGCGTGGTACTCAGGTTGCGTGATCTGCCGCCCTGCCGCTTGGCCTCAGCCGCGATCAGTTTCTCCAACGCGGCACGGGCCTTCTCGATGCTGTCCGCGTACTTCTTGAGTTTATTCGGGTCGGTTTCCTTGGCCGACTTCGCCTGCACGTTCTTGAGTCGTTGAAACGCATCGGCAACAGGGCCTCCCGTGGTGGCCCCGATCTGCCTCATGATGTTCCGGTAGGCCGTCAGTTGCCGGACGGACTCTTCGAGCCGGGCCTCCTCGAAGAACTGTGTGTTCGCCCTGGCGTTGAAGTCACGGTTTATACGCTGGCCGTATCCAGTACGCCGGTCACGGTCGGTGATCCCCGTGAACTTGATTCCGGCGGAGACTGCGACCATCTCCCGCAGCACGTTGAGTTCGTCCTTCGACAACCGACCCGTGCGGACGAGTTTGTCGTTGAGGGCAGTGAATGCCTTGGCGAGTCTGTCGACCTCAGCGTTTGCTTCTCGCTGGCCAGAATCCGAGGACATGCCGAGGGCCTTCTTGCGGAGTGCCTCGATCTTGTTGGCCTCCTGCTCAAGGGCCTTGGTGTCAGCGAACGTGCGGATCACCTTCGGGTCGACGCCCGCTTGCAGCCCGGCCTGGATGGCACGCTTGACCTTCTGCTGCTCGGTGAAGATCTTCTCGAACGACTGCTGAATGCTAGTCGATGTACGCTGAAAAGAGGCGTCTAGAGACTTAGCGTACTTCTTGGCGTCACCGGCGAAGCCCGCCAACTTCTGGCGGGCTTCTGCCGTATTGACGGAGATGACGGCCGAGATCTTACTTAGGTTGCGTGCCATTCTGCCCCCCGCTCAACTTTGCACCGCCTAGTTTGGCCAACTCTGCGAGCATCTCTTGTGACGTTTGCTTCTGAGTCACGGCGGTAGGGATGAAGTCAGCCTCCTTCGGGGCACGCTTGAAGTTCCCGCTGGCAGCACAGACCACGCTGCAAAGACGAGCCGTCTGCTGCCAACCGTCGTCGAGCGGCCATCGCTGGTGGTACGCATACCACTCAGCGAGTTCCTCAGAATCGACCTCAGCCAACAGCCTCCTGACCGACATACCGAGCGTCTTTGCCAAGGCGAAGTAGAACCGACGCTCGGGGCGGTCCTCTAGTCTTTTCCCAACTCGTCAATAGCCTCCGACGTGAACGCGTTGTGCGAGAACGCGGCGTTGAAGAGGCGGTTAATCACGATGCTCGACTTGCGGCCGAGTTCATCGATCTCTTCGTCAGAGAAGAGGCGAGAGCCGTTTTCGTCGCAGATCGACGCTGCCAGGAACCGGACGCGGAACATCCCCAGTTCTTTGTCGCTGTAAGCCTGCTCGAACTTGTCTCGATCCGCCCCGCTGATCACACGCATGTAGACCGTCCCGCCCCACTCAGGTACATCCACGGTCTTCAACTTCACGTCGTCTGCCGCGAGGATCGCCCCCTTCGAGAGCACTGCCATTGCTACCACTCCTATTAGGACCAGTTGTTCCCGCTGAACAGCGTCAACGTGAACTCCAGTGTAGCAGTCACCACCTCGCCGGTCCCGACTTCCTCGCTCGTCGAGACCAGCAGCATGTTGTTGCCGGAGATGCTGTATCCGTTGCCGTCCGTGTAGGTGAACGGTGCCGAGAGCCCGACGGCAGATGAGAAGTTGATGTCGTTAACAGGTCGGTTGTACGTGACCGAGATCCCGCCACCCTGGAAGTCGCCCGTCGGGACGACAGGTGGTGGCGTGTTCTTGGCTGAACCCAGCCATGGAATCGAAGTCACCTCGGCCGACGCCGAGTTAAACCTGATCGCAGTCGGGACGATCGTGTAGGTGCCCCAAGAGATCGAGCCCCCTGACGATACGAATGCCTTTCTGACCGTGGACCCTGGCATCGTGACCTCGCCTTAGCGGACGCGGAACGATGCACTGCCACGGACGAGGTCGCCGACGGCCGCGGTCACGCTCGAAGACGAAACAGTTGCAACGCCGGCATACGAGAGCGGGCCCGAGATGTCGAGCGCACCGCTCACGCCACTCGTCAGGAGGTTGCCGAAGTACTCGATCGTCACCTCCGCGTCGCTGGCGAAACCGCCAATGTAGATTCGGCGATCGTTCTGGGCGACGCCGAGGTCGGTCGCGTCTACCAGGTCCTGGCTCTCATTGACCTGAACGTTGGTGACGGAGAGAGCGGTGCCCCCGAACGTGAAGGTCAGCCCCTGTGAGGAAACAGCCATTGAGAAACTCCTTGAACTACTGTTGCCAGCGTACCTGATAAAGTTGCCTGACCTCGTAGGCAAGCGGCAGTTGTGCCCCGGCCCCCTGAGGTTCCACGAAGTCGTCGGCCTCAGTGACGAGGCGTATATCTACTATTGTAGCATCACCCACGGCTCCGGGGCGGCCGTCGAGCGTGCGGCGAACAGCGTCGCCGAGCCGCCTCGCCTCGTCGGGGTCCTCGGACCACGACGAGATCTGCACGTGAGTCATCGGGAGCCCAACCGGGCCATCACGGAGCGTGTCTTCTCCGCTGGCATTCCGGCGTGCGTAGACAACGAACGGGAGTTCGCCGCCAACCTTGGGCACGAAGATCGCGTAGTGCCTGTATCCGGTCATGGCAACTACCTCAGGCTCAGAGTTCAGCCGGTAGTTGATGTAGATCTCTGGAGTCGACGGATTGCTCATGGGCTGCCTCTGCCTTCGAGGATCTTCTCTATGCCTTCTGCGATGATCTCTTGCGTCCTAGAAGTCACGCTCTTGATCGTCTTTTCCATGAGCCCAAGGGCCGGCATCGCACCGTAGGTCTCTCCGGGGCCAATGGTCATCGGGTGCATCTTCCCATCCGGGCCGGCCATGAAGTCGTGCGAGTAGCCCTTGCCCATGCGTGCCTGGCGTGTCGGCTCCCGGAGCGAGCCCATCAGGAAGTAGACCCCCTTCGATTGCCGCTCGAAGGCCCCCTCGTCCATGACCTTGTGCAACTGCATCCGGCCGTTGATGGACTTGTGCGTGTTGATGTACGTTCGGCGGCCCTTCGTCCCAGGCCTTCGCCGACCACTGCCGAACTCGACTAGGAAGGCGTGATTGCCTGACGGACGGTCGTTGGAAGCCGCTGTCGTGCCAGTATTCTCCGGCCCCGCGATCGCCACAGTGGCGGCGTCATAGACCTTCACCTTGATCTTCGTGGAGGCGGCAAGGTTGCCCGTCTGGTCGTGTTTAAGGGCAGCGGCCTTGTAGCCTCGCATCGTCGGCCCGCCGGCCCGCCGCATCAGATTCTTGAGGACCCGCGGGTCGAGGTCCTCGTAAATCTTCTTCAACTCATCAACCCAGTCCTCCCACCCGACCATGTTGATGTGGATGAACTTGTTCGCAGTGTCCTTGTTGCTCGTGATCGCAGCACTGGGGAACCTCGACATCACTCGACCTCCTTACAGAGGACCTCCAACTCAGAGCGATTGTTCTTCGGGAGTGCCACGACAACTTCGAGTTGCTGGCCACGCCATTCGATCCTGCTCTCGCCGTTGACGTGCTCGTTGAATCGCATGTAGAGCCGGTGCGTGACTATCACGTTCGACTGCATGGCCTGGAGGACCTCACGACCAGACAGTGACGTGACCTTAGCCCAGACCCTCGCCGCCTCGGCCCACCCAAGACGTGCGGCACCTCCAGCCGTCCTCGTGGCAGAGGGGGCCAGGATCGCGACACGTTCTCGCATCTCGCCGGAGTGCAGCATTAGACGATAATCTCCCCCTCACCAATGAACGTGATGCTGCCGACGGCGTTGGAGTCCTCCTGCCTCACCAGCCTGAGCGACCGGCTCCCAGGAGACACCTCGCCCCAGGCGTCACTGCACAGGAACGACATCGAGGCAGGGGCGGCGATGCTGAACGGGTCGTTGCCGGAACTGACAGGAGCCGCCTGCCAGTAGATCTGGTTTGTCGTGGTGGAGGAGTTCTCGCCAAGAGACAGCACACCTGATTCGACGCTCAGTATCATGCCGTAGATACGTTCGAACCTGATCGGGCCGCGGTCGTCAGGGTTTGAATCA